CGGGCGATACTCTCCCACTCATCTTTCGGAGCTCTTCCCATATTAAAAGTACTAAACCCAGAGCCAAAACCAGCTCCAAGCTGACCTATTAGTCCTGAGATTCTTCCTTGGTGGGCTCCTTCGTCCTCTGCGAATGGTATATGATAAAACTCAGCATGGTTCTCAAGCATCTTTAACTCTTCGTCAGAGATACCTTCAGGTTTCTGCTGATACAGCTTTATATAATTCTGTACTGTAGCCTGGTCTAAGGTAGGCTGAAATCCCTGTGGGACCATTTAGGCTTCTTTTGTTATAGCATTGTAAAGGCTAACAAGGTCTGCAACAGTCCAAGCTGCCATTGCAGCAGTCATTATCCCACCAGTTAATGAGCCACCTATAGCACCAGCAGCAGTTTTCCCAGCTACCTTAGTCAAAAGCCAAGGAGCCTTCTTTCCGGCTGTCTGTAATACCCACTTCCAACCTTTTTTAGCTATTATCTTTTCAAAGTTTGAAGCAACATTCTTCATGCCGCTTTTCTCAAGCCTATTTATTACATTTCTCTTTACCTGGTCTTTAGTATATTTCCCTCCTAAGGCTGCTCCAATTCCAGCTCCACCAACTTCTCCAGCTTTCTTGCTACCAGTAACACTGCTAATAATAGGTTCTGCAAGGAGCATACCTCCAAGCAAACCAATTCCCTTGGCAAACCCTGGCAGTTTAGTCCAAGACCTACCAATCTTCTTTATAAGGCCTTTCTTTTCTAATAATTTCATCTTTTCCTGAGCAGACTTAACACCAGCATCTGCCTTTTTCTTCAGGATATCATAACCCTCTGCGCTAAATTTGTTAAAACTATCCTTACTCGCAGTTAGCTTGTTTTTCTTAAGCCATTCTTTATACCCAGGGGTAGCTCTAAAATTACCAGCTCCTTTAGTTAACTGTTCCTTTGTAAATTTCTCTACGGGCTTATATTCGCCCTTATATTTACCAGCTATAGTCTCAGCTTTAGCTACAGCCTCTCCGCCTACTTTTAGAGCTTCTTTGCCTAATTGATAGGCTCCAGCTGTATAGCCAGCAAGTGGGATTGCAGTTGTTGCAAGCGCAGTCTTAATAGGATTCCTCTCTACGATATTTTTACCAGCTTTACCCGTAGAACCTTTCCTTCCAAGCAACCACTCACTTGCTGTCTCATAGGTTGGGTCGTATTGCCCACCTAAAGTAGGGTCTTCAAGCTTTGACTTTCTATACCAATCCTGAAAGTTTTCATCACGAGCTGCTAAGTTAAATTCCTTCTCTGATATCTTACCAAGCCTATAGTCATTCATAAGCTCATTGGCTATCTTCTGGTCCTCTGCCTGTTTACGTCCTGCCCATTGACCTTCAAACCACATAATATCTGGATTAACAGATATCTGCCTATAAGCATTGAAAGCTTCAGCCTTTTTATCGTCAGAGAAACCACGTGAGCCCTCTATGTCATAGGCCGTTCCAGCAATCATTTTGTCCATGATTAAGTTGGGGTCATACTTAGCAGATTGACCTTCAAACCATTGGTACATATTAGCTTTAGCTTTATCGTCTTTTCTTCCATCTACTTCCCACTGGAATCTCTGCTGTTGCATAGCTTGAGTCTGGCGTGTTGCAGCTCTCTCAGCTTCTGCTGCCTCAGCATCTATCTGTGAGTATCCTTGGGCTGGTCTAAATCCTGTTTGATATAATTGCATTAGTATGTTCCTCTCGTATATGTCCCTGATGGGAGAGTTGGTCCTGATTTATAAGTTTTCTTTGACTTCCCGTATATCTGCTGGCGTCTTTTCTGAGCTGAAGTTAGAGATTGTAAATCAACAGGTGCTTTCTTACCAAATTCTTTCTCTAAAAAACGCTTCATTTTCATTTTCCACTTATTATAAAATTTAGGGTCATTCATCATCTCTTTAAATTGTATAGGTTTCCCTAACCCTTTAAAGTCACTAGAACCAGTTCTTCTTAATCTTTGAGGGTCAACTGCATTTATTTTATCTAAACCAGCAAGATTTATTTTACTTAAACCAGCAAGAGCTTCCCTTCTAGCAAGTTCAGCTCTAGCTCTACTAGCGTCTGGTCCAGGGAGATCAGCGCGCTCTCTCTCCATTCTTTGTCCCCAAGTCTCATCAGTATATGGAGAAAGTGGTCCCGCAGGGCCTCTTTCTTTCTTATAGCTCGGTGCAGATGGATATTGTTGTGATTCTGGATATTTTTGTCTATATTTAAAAGGGTCCATCTTTTCAAGCCTTAAAGATTGGGTACGGACACGAATAGCCTCATCTTGTTCCCCAGGAGAAAGCTTATCCCATCCTTCCATCTGGCTTAATGTAGTTCTAGCCTCAGGGATAGTGCCTGCCCATTCTGGTAGCCTAGCAGGAGGGTCTTCGCCCTCACCCCATGATGATAGCTCATCAATAAATTCTTCATCTTTTTCTTCTTCAATCTGTTCTGGAGTTCTGCTTACATAGTCCATTCGTTCTTCTTTAGGGCCTCCTTTTAAGCGTGATAAGAGTGCACCAATACTCCCACCAATACCAGCTGCTGCAAGTTTGCCAGGAGCCCATTTATAGCCCTCTTCACGAGGGTCATAAGTACCTTTATAAGCACCCTCCTTTATGTTTTTAGCTGTTACGCCAATTCCTTTACCAAGTCCTTTAGCAAGAGTTTCCCAATCTTCCATTCTTCCGAACGGAGTATACTGTTGAGCAACATTTGTATAACTCTGTGCTGGTTGAACACTCTTATCATATTTCATTACCTGTGAGAGGATTGAATTGTCTCCTCTTCCTGCTGGTGTGTATGTCATAATTATATCCTATTGATTATAAGTTTGTCCACCAAGAGCCTGTCTTGCCCATGGTTCATTGTTTAAGTTTAAGTCAAGCATTGACTGTGGCTGACCAAGACTATATGAGTTAGGCCCTCCTCCTGTTAACGATAAGCCAGGGTTAGTCTCAGTTCCAAAACCTCCCTGCCTAGATTGGTAAGGTAAGTTCTGAGCAAGCATATCTGGATTCGATAAATCATAGCCCGTATTCATCTTACCAGTTTGCATATCCATACCAAATCCTGGCATTATATTCCCCATATCAATATTACCAAGCATGCTCTGCCAGTCTTGTCCACCCATCATCTGACCAAGCATACCACCCATACCGCCTCCTTGAGGTTGCTGCATTTGCTGATATTGAGCCGGATTAAAACCCGTTTCATATAATCTCACGACTAACTCAATCCTTTATAATTAACATATTTTATACCATCTACAGTGAGCACATTCTCAGGTTGAGTCTTTTCAAGTTCCTGTGCCATCACACCCATCTGGTACTTAGAATCACCCTTTAGTCTATAGGTATAAACAGGCAAACCGCTATCAAGAGTTCCCACCTTTATAATATCTCTTTTCATTCTTCTGTCTGACATCATAGCAGCTGTAGCAATACCCTTACCTATGAGACCACCCATTTGACCTCCAAATGCAGACTTTTGAGCTGCTTGTTGAGCTTGATATTTCTGCTGTGCTTCAAAATTAGCTGCCATTTGATTAGCCGCAGCAGTATTAGCACCAGTTTGTAATTGAAGTACATCTTGCTGAGTTCCCCTGGCGCCAGCATATGCTCCAGAAGCAGCCTGGCCTAGACCAGCAGCCTGGCCAAACATTTGACCTCCTAGCTGACCAAACCCTTGCCCTGCCTGGAGTCCATACTGTTGAATGCCAAGAAGGCCCTGTCTTGCCTGTTCTCCCATAGCAGAGGTAGTTTTCATCCCCAATATATTAGATAGACCTCCACCGCCCATACCTCGAGCAGATAAAGCTTGATTCTGTTGCATCATCTGTTGGCCACCAATATCACCAAGCTGTTGAGCTTGTTGTTGACGCATTGCCTGTAAAATAGGACTTGTTCCTCCCATTAGGCCCTGTGCCTGGTCTAAAAATCCCCTGCCATATCCCAGAGCACTCCTAGCTCCACCAGATAATCTATCTCCTGACATAGCCCCCCTACGATAAAGACTATCTAAATTAGCTCTCTGCTCTCCTGTTCCTTCCAACATCTCTGAACGAACTTTCCCTGGGTCAAGATATTGTGGAGTATACTTATTACCCCTACTTCCAAGATAACTACCTAATAACGATGCTCCTGCACCTATTAATGCTCCCCATGCCATAATTTACTCTCTTTCTCTAAATTTAAATCCTGATGCGCTGGTACCATCACTCTGTATCCAGCCTTCATCTGTTTTTGCTTCAATATAATAACTACCACTTGAATCTTTTACTATTCTTATATCACCTGACTTACCCTCGGAAGAAGCTTTTTGTATGGACGTATCTCCTTGGTTAACTGCATTTATAACTTCGTTAATATCATCATAAATCTTGCTAATTATCCTACTTAATTGCGGGTCCTGTACTACAGGTGCTCTTTTTTTAGATATCGCCACTATCTTATTGGCCTCCTTCTAAATACAGTCCCGATTGCATCTACTGTATTTGTTTCAGCTGTAATCTTATATTGTATCCATTTTGCCCTTGAAGCTGCTCCACTTAATGTATAAACATAATCTAGAGCTCCATCAGTAGCTCCACTATCCGTTGGTGTGCCCTCTGAACTAACAAAAGTATCAATAGAATCACCTGTATTACCAGTAACCCTAGTTTTCTTAAATACTTTAGCTTGAGTATCCTGGTCCATTGTAAGTTTTTTACTATGCCAAGACCAATGTCTTGTTGTAGTAGCATGCCCTAAATAGTACTTAAGATTTGTTCCATCACTTATAAACATTTCTCCGTTTTTGCCAGCGAGGATACCTTTAGGTTCGGAAGTAGTAAATAACTGCCAGAAATCCCATCTTTTGCGTGCTATATTAAATGCCCATGCAAAGTAATGGTTTAAAGCACCAAATTTACTCAGGACAACAAAACTATTTCTTTTCGCATCAAACATTATTTTAGGGTCCCAATCTTTCTTGTCATACCATCCATAAAGACCAAAAGTTGAATCTGTGAGTACTGGTTCTCCTATAGGAACTGGTTGTCTTCCATCGTGTAAATATATATTATTCTTATCAGCAAAACACATCCCATACTCAGTAACAATAACTGACTCTGGCCCAAGACATCCAACACCTTCATAAGTATCTTCTATATAAAAACTATTAGGTTCAATGCGATAAGTATTATTCTCATCAAATGCATAAATCCTACCATTAAAACTAGCTAAAGCTATTGGCTTAGTAGGTAGTCTAAGTAAATCTACTGACCAATCAAATTGGTCAAAATTATAAGGTTTTGATTTAAACATATAATTAGGAACACTTTGCAAATCAGGATGATAGCAATCAGCTATAAATTGGTGGTTATTAAGTTGAGCTGATAAACTATAATTCGGCATAGTATCCTGGACTAATTCAGAGATACCAACAAGGGCTTCATATGATGCGCCCGTTCTTTTCCCTATATCTATAATTGTCTTTTGTCGATAAGTACTATTAAAAACTGTAGTTGCAGTAGCATCAGATATAGTTGCCCATCCATAATCTATTGGTATATTTTCCAAGAGTCTGTAAAACCCTTCTGGTTCAGAAGCAGCATCATCACTTTCGGCTACATATAAATTCAGATGAGTAACTCTTTTTGGCAGAACAGCTAAGCCCTTAAAGTCTATAGTAATAGTATTTTTAGCTGCTGTTGCAGAAGCGCTTGGGTCATGGGTTAATAATACCTGATGAGTCAATGGTGATTCTTGATATCCGTCATAAACAAACGAAGCTTTATAGTAATATGTATTTAAATGAGTAAGCGTTCCGCCAGTAGCAGCATGAGTTGGGGTCAGTTTTATAAAAGTTTCTAATTGTGCCTCTGGACTAGCTATTGTCCCATAAGCCCATCTTGCTTGAGAAGACCCATCCCCTTCAAAGATATGTACCTTTACAGTACTTACATCCTTATCTACAACTCCAACGGCATATTTTAATTCACTGTCAGTTGTAATAGCACTAATATCAGCTACAGAACCACCTTGAGCTATATTATATGCTGGATTTGTAAATGTATAATAATCAGATTCGTCATTATCTGCCTGATTCCTTGCACTAACAAAGGTTGTGTCATCATTCGTCCCATTCATAGTCCTATGGTCAGCATAGTTGGCATTAATATTATCTCCATAGTCAGCCTTAGCAGCATCAAATGGAATTTGAAAGATTATCGAATCAGCATCTCCAAACTCGCCTAAATCCGGATAATCGTCCCTAAAAATAACACCCTGTGGAACGGCATAATCGTCTGAGGAAGATATTTGAAATCTTGTAGCAGAATGGGCACCTCCAGTAGAAGTTCCACCATTAGCAAATACATAGTAACAATCATTACTTGCCGTCTCAGATGTCCATTCAGGGCGAAAAATCCAATACATTCCACAATAAGACTTAGTCTGCAGACCACCCGATGGCTTAAACAAGAATGCTCCAGTCGGAAAACTAAAGTCGTTTCCAGTAGTACTACCATAGTTAAATTTTCTCCATTGAGGAGTGCCAGATAAGTCATACCACATAGCACTTCCAGGAGTATTTACTACGTTAGACCTAAGATTGGGAGCACTAGCCCCAGCAGTTGTATTTATAGCTGTACCAAATGCAGGAAGTTCCCAATGATAACCTTTTGGATTATGAGAACCGTCATACCCAAAACACCACATATATCCATAAGTGCTAGTATTATCAGCTGTATGTAGGATATCAACAGCTGCTGGCGAAGCCCCTCCAGTAACTTCGGGCTCTGCATCGAATAAATATTCTTCAGAAACCTCTAAATTATCAGTCGAAACTTTATCTAAAGAATAATTATAAGTTAAATCTGTATCATTGTCATATACCCAGAGGAAATTGCTATCAGTAGCATGCATACATATAGACTTAATACTTGCCCAGTTTGCTCCTGACCTCAATTCAAGCCTTCCAGTACTAATCTTAAATTTATACAGATAAGTATCGCCCCTCTTAAAGGCATAAATATATGTACCATCTGTAACTACTTTAGTAAAATCAGAAAAAGGTGAGGGTGTATCAAGCTCAGCATTCTCCAGCGTAAGAGCTGTTGTTGAAACTCCAAATTGTTTATACTGAGGGATACCACACCACCTTGCTCTATCAGTTACTCCCTTACCCATTCCTATATGTACTTCTTTATTGTTCACCTGCATAGTAGGAAGACCAGTCTTAGATTCAGCTGAACCAGAAAGATTCCCAGTTCCAACCGAAGTACCATGGATATCGTCTATCTTCTTAATCTTATCATCAGCATCGTCAAAATAAACTACTCTATGCGTTCCATCGTCATTTATCATAGCCATTTTATCTGCAGCTATACCTAATCCAGAAGCGCCTGATGCACCCGCTTGTTTTTGAGTGACAGTAAACCCTGTATCTCCAGCTGACATAGTAGCAGAAGTAACAGCTGCATTCGAAGCATCTGTTATAATAACCGTAATACCTGAGACTTCAGCTGTAGAATGTGCTCCTGCATCCTCATTTATAGCAGAAGCTATAGCAACAGCAACTCTTTCAGCACTATCATTAGTTCCAACTTGGGTTACTTCAATGACATCATTATAAGAACCTGAACCTGTAGGAGCTGAAGTACCACTATTGTCTGTATCAAACCATATTTCAGTTTTCTGTCCTCCATCTGTATCTATATCAAAGTATTTTGCATTTAAGCTATCGCTAACATCAGCAACACATTCTACTGTAGTTATCTCAGGTTGAGCAGCTGATACAAATCCTCCAGCTGTTAAAGTTAAATCATCGGGAATCCCTTTTAAGATTCCATCTTCAGCTACAGGGTCTATATTTATACTATAACTGGCAGCATCATCAGGAATATCTGTCTCTACAGGTGTTGAAACAGTTCCTGTTACAAAATTTTTTATCTCATGTAATTCTTTAGGCATATTATCCCTCTAGCAATTGTCCCCATAACGATGTCTTGCCATTAACAATCTGTACTACATGCACAGTAAAGTTTCCACCTCTTATAAAATCTACCACAGCAAATGAATGTCCCCAATTGTGCTGACGATTCCTTAACCACTTATTCTTTGTAGAACTCATATCTTTCATGCATCCTATTGACCATGCTGATTTAGTACCATCTACATGAGTTATCGAACTTTGTTGTAAATCGTGCCAGTGACCGTACATGATATTGCATCCAAGCTTCCTTAAATGATTCATTGCGTGATATTGACCTCCATATTGGTGGCCATGGTAAAAGTACAATTTCCCGATTTTAAGGAACTTTCCCATTGGATATAGGGTATAACCCCTGTCACTGGCAGAAATGGCGTTTTTGAAGGCAAATCGGGGCAAATAGGGGTATTCATGCACAAACATGTTGTACCAATTATCATGATTACCTTCTGTAATGTATTTTTCTGTAACATTTGCCTTGTCAAGTGCCTCATCAATTTCATCAATAAACTTATTAGCTTCTTTCAACTCTGTCTCTATCACAGGGACTATGTATTCCAGCGGAGGCTTTTTCTTTGCTTTCCATTGCCAGTGAGAGACCGCTTCTCCCTCTAGCATATCTCCTAAGTCAACATAAAAGTCAGGCTTTATTATTTCTATAGCCTGGATTAGACAGTTTAAAGCTTTTTTGTCAACAAGTGGGAAATGCTTGTCAGGAGTAATAATACCTCTCTTGACAACCCCTTTGTCAATCTTAAGCGTAGTAATTCTTAGCGCTCTCCATATCGTAATACAACTCCTCTGTCTTCTCTAATAGAGATATAGTTTTCCTAATAGAAAACTTTAACATCCTCAACATACAATCAGCGCATTCCCATAGCAAGTCGCCATCATATGCACCAAGTATCTCAATACCGTGTACATTAGAACTCTCACAGTACGGACATTTCTCAGGTATTACAGGAAAGTTCTTTGAACCTATAATACTGAACTTCTCCATTACTTCTCTTTGTATCAACTACAAAGCCTTTCTAAATACTTCGAAAATCACTGAGACTAATGAATCAATAATCTTACCCTCAGTCTTCTCAGAAATAAAAGGTATGTCAACTGCTTCGTTTAAAGCAGAGACAAGCTTATCTTTCATCTCTTCACCAAACAACTTTTCTTCTAAAAAATCGTTTAATCCACTCATTCCATTTTCTCCTTATCTTAAATGATATTTTACTGTAACATTAACTGTATAATCTGCAGTAGGTATATCAGTTGACCAAATAGTAAACAATACAACCTGTCCCGCATCTACATTTGGGTTTTCTACCGTCATAGATTGATAATATGCCTGTTCATATCCTAAACTCGCTATATCGTCACCATCTGCAACTACAACTCCATTTGATAAATTACCTCCATCGCTACTATTGTTACTAACTACATCATAACTCATTAAATGAAATTTTAATGTATTATTACCAGAATCGTCTGCACCAGCCCAAACATAAACATTACTAACGGTTATATCGTCAGGCACATACCATAAACAAAAAACTAAATCATCAGCTGTTGTGCTAACTGTATATGTCGTATCAGGATTAGCAAGAGTTGTACCTAATGTAAGTTTAGTAGGAAGTTCACCAGGACTTGACGCAAATGGAATAGCATAATGTGTTTCGTTAGCGGAGGGAATACCATCTTCAGATGTAGTCCCAAAATAAGCATATTGAGTATTTACTTGATGGTCAAGTACAGTAACATTAGTAGTAGAAACCTTTATTGGAGAATCAGTTCCAGCTCCATCCTCAACTACTTCTAACGAAGAATCAATACCATTTGTATTATCATTTACACGAAGAACGCTTTTATACGAATCTCTAATTTGTGTGTCTACTAATCCAGCCATAACATCTCCTGCATTTATTAGGTAATAGCCCAGTATTCCTTACTAACATTCCAAGGTATTCCAAAAGTATCCCATCTATCGCTACTCGCATACGAAGGTGGAATCGTAATGGAAATACCACTCATCGCTTGAGACGCCATAGAAATCTCCCCATCATCTTTTACACAACGCACACTATGACCGCTACCCAAACCTCCAGAACCAGCATGTATATCTATATGGTCATGCATAATCTGACGACGATGGCTCTGTATAGTCGCCCAACTCACCTCAGTCGTAGTCCAAAAATATGCATCCGTATTTATATTGTGAAAAGTACCCCACACATGCTCTCGATATCCAGCAGGAAGAGCATTGAATCCACTTGTCCCAAAGCTTGCATCACTCTCTAAATCAGCATCAGTCCACAAATCAGCCCTACCTGCAAGCTTACTACCTTCATTTGTGCCTCTCTCGTAACCTCCTTGCCAAAGGTCTGAATCTGGAATACTCATACCAAGATATCTTTCTAGTACCTTAAAATCGTCTAAAGTTGGCACTCTCCAGCCTGAAGGAGCAAGTTTACCTGTCTCTACAGCATATCTATTATACAGATATCCATAAATATCTGAATTGTCAGTGTTATTATTATATTCACATCTTGCAGCAGTACCTGAGTCTTTCCAGGCAGTATTATCTGTTATCCGCTCTATACTAGTCCCATCATTATTCTTAGCTGATTTTAGATTTTCTGCCATCCACACCTGAGTACCTATTTTCACAGTTGAATAGACATTACCATTAGCATCTATACATGAATTCTGGTCAATGCTTACTTCATTCATTAATAATCCCAGCCCTTTATACCGCCTGTGATACTTGAGCGATTCTTTGTAGCATACTTCTTTCCTTCTCTAACTGACTTCTCAAACTTAGCTTCCCAGTACTGAGCAGGCCCAGCCATATTTGGGTCTTGTCCCATTTTAACTTCATAGCCTTTCTGTATAGCCTTTTCAACAAAAGCTTCACAGAACTCCTCAGGAACTCCAGAATCTGTTGTTGGGTCATCTGTAAGGTCAGTTGAGAGGTCATCTGCTGATTTTACAGAAAATATAGTAATTGTTTTGCCAACGGGTGGGCCTGAGAATCTACTATCTATAGCAGCATCACTATTTAACTTAGCAATTGCTATCCCATCACGTTCTAGCCAATATATATAACTTTGTTGGTCTGTTAATGCCATTACTGGTCCAAATCTCTTAAGTTAGGTCTCCCTATTAGTTTCTTAATTGCATAGCCATCATAGTCAACATCAATTACCTCAAGTATTGTTGCAGGAAGTCCATACCATCTCTGGTCTGCAATAGTTGTAAACTGATGAGCACTCTTTAATATTCTTGTCTTTCTACAATATTCTCTCATTGCCTGATTAAGCAGTCTCCTAATCTGGACTTCCCCCAGGTCTGGATGATGTTGCTGTACAAGCTCAATCATTGTTTTCTGTGTCATTATTCTGCCTTTTCTCCTACAAATCTAGTCATTTCCTGTTCATATTGACCCTGTAAACTAGCTACTTGAGCAGTCAACATTTGAACTATTTCTGCATCTTCATCGTCTTGAATTGAATTACTCATATAAGAACTTAACAAGTTTACAGAAGACTTTAAAGATACTGCATGAATAAGTTCACTTGGTAAAACATAATCACTATTTAAAAGAGCTCCAGTTACTCCTGTAGTATCTGCTCCATTAGCTACATATGTAAAAACCCATATTTTCCCTGCTTGTCCACTACTATTACAGTCTGGATATATCAATAAATCAGCAGTCCCAGTATTAGTATCTATATGAAATATGGGATTAAATACAGTAGCATAATGGATACTAGTACTGTCTTTACCCTGACTGAAACTTCTTCTATCTACCTGTTGGCAGATTCTTTCAATACCACTACTATCAGCATCAACCCTAGATACTTCTAATACTTTCTTACCTTCCATTGATACGCCAGAACTAGATGTTACTGGAAGTGGAACAGGCGAATATTTCAATAACAACGGCAGAGGAAGTACATCTGCAATCTCATTAATTGCAGCATTAATAAAATCTCCTGCATATGCAGCATTAGTAGAATACTCACTTCCTATTAAATCTGTAATTCTTTGAGCAATAGTCCCGCCATCAGCCATTACTTCTTACCCTTCTTTTTTTGGTTGTGCTTACGTCTAGTATCGGGCTTAGCCTTACCATGCCAAGGATTCCCTATACTATTCGTATAAACAATAGTCTTTTTTTTATCCATAGTAGCTATGGGGGGTATCGAGCCCCCCATAACCTAATCCGTATATGACGCTATTACCTCGCCAATTTAAGATTTATGATGGGTCAGCACCTATACCGCCAACTACCAGTTCAGAAACATTTCCACCAGACTTTAATCCAGTTACAAAAAAGTAACCTTGCCAAGTAGTATTATCATCTGTTCCATCGTTCCATATGAGCCTAATCCAAGGATAGTACTTATCACTTAAGTCAAGTTCATATTCTTGAATGCCAGTTGAATCAGGTTCAACATCAGCATCTAACTCTGAAATTAATGTCCAATCTGTT